CTACAGACACAGATAAAAAGAATGTAGTGTATAATCCTGTGCCATATGATATTGGATTTAGTCTATCTATTATGACTAAAAACGCAGACGATTCGATGCAGATTATAGAACAAATTTTACCATATTTCACACCAACCTTTATGATACCAATCAAAGAGGCAAATGAATTAGGAGTGGTTAGAGATACCGCATTATCATTGGAGTCGGTTGACTATTCAGATGATTATGAGGGAGACTATACCTCTAGAAGAGCATTAATTTGGACTTTACAATTTAATATGGCCGGACATTTATATGGACTGCCACGAGAACAGAAGTTAATCAGAACTGCTGTAACCAATGTCAAAGACTTAGAAGTTGAAACACGGCAATTCACAAAAAATACAATTACTACAAATCCTTCTGATGCATTAGCAACAGACAATTTTAGTTTCATCAATACTTTTGATGAAAATTTTGGAGATGAATAATGAAAGAGCGTTTAAATGATAAATTGAGTGATTTTTTGAAAATAGAAAATAAAATAGAAGAAACCTCTAAAGAAATTATACAAAAACAAAAAACTAATATAGAAGAAGTAAAGCATTCGGAAATTAGAGAACAAGATTTAGTAGATGATTATACTGAACATAGAGAAACTTTGAAAGAGTTAGTAAACCAAGGACAAGAAGCACTTCAAAATCTTTTGTTATTGGCCAAGGAAAGTGAACATCCTAGAGCTTATGAAGTTACAGGACAACTATTAAAAACTACAGCAGATTTAACTAAAGATTTAATAGAACTACAAGTGACTATGAATAAGATTGAAAACTCTAAAGATGGCGGAAAGCCCCAGAAGGTTGTGAATAATGCCATATTAGTTGGTAGTACCAATGATTTACTAGAACAACTCAAAGGAAAGAATAGAGAAAAATCTGATGAGTGACATTTATCTGAATAACCCAAATCTAAAAGCTGCAGGGGTACAGATAGACTGGACTGAGGAGCAGGCACAAGAATATGTAAAGTGCATGGAAGACCCTGTATACTTTGTTAAAAAATATGTTAAGATCGTTAATGTTGATTTAGGACTTGTAAATTTTGAATTATATCCATTTCAAGAAAAGATGATCGAGTCTTTTACCGACAATCGATTTACCATCTGTAAAATTGGTAGACAGTCTGGCAAATCTATTACATGTATTGCATTCTTTTTACATTATATCCTGTTTAACAAAGATGTATCTGTTGCATTGCTTGCAAACAAACTCGCAACTGCTAGAGAACTACTGAGTAGATTGCAGATGGCATATGAGCACCTACCTAAGTGGCTACAGCAGGGCGTTGTCACATGGAACAAAGGTAATATTGAATTAGAGAATGGCGCTAAGGTTATGGCGGCCGCAACTTCTTCTAGTGCAATTCGTGGTGGTTCATTTAATATTTTGTTCTTAGACGAATTCGCATTTGTTCCTAATGAAATGGCAGAAGAATTCTTTAACTCAGTATATCCTACAATTTCATCTGGACAATCTACAAAAGTTATTATTGTTTCTACTCCACAGGGTATGAACCACTTTTATAAGCTATGGGTCGACGCAGAAGAAGGTAGAAATACATACAATCCTATTTCAGTACACTGGAGCGAAGTTCCTGGCCGTGACGAAAAATGGAAACAGACAACAATCAAGAATACTAGCGCTGAACAATTTCGACAAGAATTTGATACAGAATTTTTGGGAAGTACAAACACTCTAATTAATGTAACTAAACTCAAAAATATGCCATATAAAAATCCAAGAAAAGTTGCAGAGGACGGGAATTTAAAAATTTATGGATTTCCCAAGAAAGATGGTGTATATTTCGTGACAGTAGATGTTGCAAGAGGTAGAGGTGGAGACTATTCTGCTTTTTCCATTTTTGATGCCACGCAAGTTCCATATACACAAGTTGTTACATATAGATCAAATAACATTCCCCCAATGGTATATCCTACAATTATAAGAAGAATGGCGCAAACCTATAACGAAGCATTCGTTCTAGTAGAAATCAATGATGTTGGCCAACAGATTAGTGATATCTTATATCATGAAATGGAATATGAAAATATCATAAGTATCAGCAGTGACACTAGAAAAGGACAAAGTATTTCTTCAGGATTTTCAGGAAAATCCACAACAATGGGAATTAGGACAACAAAATCAACCAAAAAAATTGGTTGTATGAATATGAAAAGTCTTATCGAAGAAGACAAATTAATTATTAAAGATTTTGAAACTATAAATGAATTAACATCTTTTATTTCTAAAGGTCATAAATATGAGGCAGAGGCTGGTAAATTTGATGATTTAGTTGATACGCTTATTTTATTTTCATGGATGACAACTGACAACTTTTTCAAAGAACTTTGTGATGTAGATACCAGAAAAGAAATATATGAAGAAAGATTAAAACATTTAGAAGAAAATATGTTACCGTTTGGGTTTATTACATCATCGAATGATACAGAAGTTTTTGTTGACGATGCTGGAGATGTGTGGACTGCTGATGGTATGAGTATGTCATGAATTAGGTATTTATGGTGAGTTTAGAATTTTTATAAATAAATAGAAAATAACTTTATAAATTAAATCGAAGGAGATAAAAAAATGGCATTCCAAGTAAGTCCTGGCGTTAACGTTTCTGAAATTGATGCATCAACAAGCGTTCCAGCCTTAGTCACTAATATCGGTGCTATGGTTGGGAGATTTTCTAAAGGCCCTATCGGGGAAATCGTAGAAGTCTCCAGCGAAGAGCAGTTGAAATCAATTTTTGGCGAGCCAAATGATACAAACTACAAATCTTGGTTCACTGCAGCCAATTTCTTAGCATACTCAGCCTCAATAAAAGTTGTAAGAGTTGCAAATAATACAGCAGTCAGTGACGCTAATAAAACATTAAATGCGGTATCTGGTAAAGTAACAGTTTCAGCCGCTGTAGCAGGAACACAAACATTAACAGGAACTGCAGAATCTTCTACAGCATTCTATGGTTCATCCGCACAAACAATAACTACTGCAGTTTCTGGAACCATGTCAGCATTTGACCTATTTCAAGGTGTTAACTCACAATACCTACTTCCAAGATTAGCAACCGATGGTTCTACACTGGTAACAGCAAACGGAGCTGCAGCAGGAACTGATACAAATCTAAGAGATCTCGCTGCGGCAGATATCACAGTTTCAATCAGAGGTACAGGAGAAACTGGTGGTATATTACCAGCATCTCGTTGGTCACTTGGTGAATCTGGTAGTGCAAACGGCGGAACAACTAAGATTTCATTAGCTGATGAGATCGGTAATACTTCAAATTCTGGCCCATGGTATATACATTCAGATGCAAACAAGGCATGGTCAACTGCTGGAACACAATTCACAACTGGCGGTTTCTTTTCTCCACTATACACTAGACAGACAGATGCAAACGCTGCAGACTCTGGAGCAGGTGGAACTGGAGCATCACATGGACATTACTTCGAAAAGTATGGAAGTCAGTTCGATGCATCAGCTATTGCTGGAAACACAATCACATTAACTAATGCAAGTCATGGATTTGTACAAGGAGATGTTGTAGTATATAAAGACTCTGGAACACCAGAGGCAACTGGACTTACGAATTCGACAACATACTATGTAAAAAGCGTTTCTGGGGCAGATGTTGTTCTTAGCGACACATATACATATTCAACAAATACTGGCGGAACAGATATTACAATGTCTGCTGGTTCAGAAACTGATCACAAACTATATAAAGTATTCTACATGCCAACGCTTTCAACAGTTGCGGTACATGAAGCAGCTACTGCGCCAGCAGATAGTGCAATTAGTTTGTTTGCAAACGATAATGATGAAGTTGTAATTAGTATTGCTCAACAGGCAGCATTCTTAGTATCTGAAGCTCCAGGCACATATGCAGTGACAAACTCATTAGTAACTGCAGTTTCTTCAGCTGATGGTGCTTATTCAGCGTCTGATTTTACAGTCGCTGCGAATAGCAATGTAATCACATTTACATCAAATCTACCGCTCACTGGTGAAACAGTAACAGTTACTGTTCCTGCTAGAAGATCCT